TTTTTTCACCTCTCTTTCGTCAAAGAAGATGGTTTAGTACTTCCTCATTTATATAATATCAGATTATTTACTCAAAGCGGCCTGTGGGGGAAACTCTTCGACTATAACATAGAATTATTGATATTGTTCCTACTCTCAATCCGCCCTCTTGTTTCATAGGTTGTGGTGATTTTACTCTATTTATAGCACTGTAATGAAATAAAAAATTATTTGATAATATGTTTGATTGTTTAATATCTGTGGCTGATTCGTCATATCTGCGGAATAAGTCTACGAGTAAATTTGTTATTTGATTTATTTGATCATAATTTGGTGATACTATCATTAAATTAATCATTTCATGAGTAATCCACCATTGTTCTTCCATTGGCATTATTTCACTTTCATAAATTATGTAAGCCTTGCCGGAAAGAAGATTATTAAATTCAGGTACTTGTTGACTTGGTATAATTGGAATTAATGGTTGTGTGAATCCATCAGCATAATAATCATTTTCAGTTAAAATATTGTTTGCCTTTAACTGCTCCCATAAATATGCTCTAAAATCATTAATTGCTAAAGATGTATAGTCAGTCATTAAATGTCAACCATTTCTTTTGAATATGATGAAACAACTTTTCTTATAGTATCACGAACTTTATTTTTAGATGAATTATTAGAGTTTATTGTTTTAACTACTTCATTACCAATTTGTTTAATTAAATTTGATTGACTAACAACTTTGGATGCTTCTGTTGAATACCAGTAGTTAGAATATTGTTTTAATGATCCAGTTGTTTCTTTGCCGCCGGGGTCCATAATGTTAACAATATGATTTTTAGGAACAAACACTAGACCTTCATCAAATTCGTTGAATACAATGGTTCTTTTAGTTTCATAATGTACTTTAATGTTTTCTTCCATTATTCTCATTTTATCTCTAAATATATGAATAGAATTAACAACTTTACCTGTTTTACCGGGAGTTAGTAATGCTGAATTAATTGGCACTGGAGTTTTTGATTGTAAAGGGACAAAGGTGATACTTAAATTGCCGTATCGAATATTTGTTCTTTTTATTAAAAATAGTTTTTGAGAAGTATTACCTACCCGACCCCATTCATAAAGATGATGATATTTATGTGGATTCTGTATTGCAGTTTGTGCTAAATCTTGTAAAAATCTTTTAGACGTTATAGTAAAAATAGCCTTTCCTATTTCTGATAATGAGGCGGGACTAATTATTTCTTCCGCCTGCCCAATTTTAGAAAGGATAACACTTTCAGCAGCATTAATTACTTTAGGATCAATTTGAAGTTGAATCATTATATTGCACTTCAACTCTCTGAATAGTTGTTTCATAATAACTAACCCGGCCTAGTGGATCAATTTCAGCATGATTAGAAGTAACATCAAAAATCATATCTGGCTGATTATATCTATCTAACTCTTTATAAATAACTGCACCAGCATTATCTCTAATAGAAGAAATTCTTGAGCGGCGGGAGATAGGAATAGGTGATTTAATTTTTAATTGAAAATGTTCCGTATATCTATTTTCTTTATCAGTATCATAATTTTTATTGTCACCCTTATTCATAGCACCGCCAGTTTTTAAAGGTTCAACTTTACAATCAATAGTTCTATCATAAACCCATTCTCGCGTAATATTACCACTACTAGACTGAGCATTCTGTTGAATATAAATATCACATTTCATATTCATAATACTGCCAATGATTGAATTAATCATCAGATAATCACTATTCCAACATTTCTATACATATCAAGCATATTATCAACAAGAAGATTACCCGTGCCATTAAATGCACCCGCCATCATCTTAAATGAAACCTCGCTCAAAGAAATGTCATTCAAATACTTAATTCTCCAAGCAGCATCATTAGACAAATAATCGCCAGCAAGCAAAATAGCAGACAATTTAACATTAGGAGGAACATAATTCCACCCAATAATACCTTCAAATTTGTAACGAGAATTATTTCTAAAACGACCATAATAAAGAATAGAAGGATCAATATTATTATCGTAACGAACATCCCAACCCGCGTTAACAATTCTAATAGTCTTATTAGTTTGCGTAAGCATCAACTCAAAACCAAATTGATTAACGGAAGGGCTAGAAATTTTATCATAAACAAGAATGTCATTCTCATACATACGATCTAATTGCAACATAGGTTCAGTTAAAAAACAAGCATCTGAACCCATACCAAAAACTTCTTGCCAACCACTTCTTCTACCAAATTTCTGACCAGTATAACCATCAATAACAGTTCTAGCCAATCTTTCAGCCTCACGAATTTGTTCATAAGGTTTATAATTCATATCCTGAGGACTAGTACCAAAATTATAATAATCAATAATATCAGAAACAGTAGCATACGGAGTAATAACTTCATGAAAAGTAGATTGAACAACAGAAGTACTACTGACACTATAAGACCAATCAGCACGAATAACTTTATTTAAAGAAGTAATTGTAGGTGTAACTTGATAAGAATAAATACCAAACGGGGGTTCATTAGTAGAAGAACCACTAGACAAAACCGTGTTAGTAGAATCATCAGCATTATAAAGAGAAACATTAACAACACCATCGGCATTGACCTGATCACCATTTTTAATAATAACTAACTCAAGTTTTTCAAAATCACCATTGTTAATTTGTTGCAACTAAATAACCTCCAGAAATCAGGAGTAGAATTCTTGTACCTCTCTTGGAGTTGCTGGACGAAATCCTTGATGTAAATCAAAAACTTCTTGAGCAACAGATTCAGGAAGAGCAACATATGGATGTTCTTTACTAAAATTAATTGCTCCCTGAGCAGTACCAACTTGATACGAAAAATTCTCCCTGTCCATTTTTACAAGAATTGAATTTTCTTTATTAATATCCAGCCTTGCAGGCTGACCAACTTCTAATTTAACCTCTTCTTTTTCAACATTAGCAAACTGTTCATACATTTGATAAGAAATACCCTCTTCTTCCAGTAGAAGAACAAGATCATTCTTAGAAATTTTAGTAGGAAGATCCACACCAAAACTATCAGCAACCTGCTTTAGTTCAGCCAACTTTAAATTATTAAAAGACATTTTTTTCCTTTCGATATATAAAAATTATAGCAGAATAAAACAAACAAGAGAAGCACGAATGCTTCTCTTGCCTGTTGATAAAAAATTTTATCAGTAGGTGTATGTACCTGAACCACCAGTAACATTGCTGCCATGTGCGGCAGTAAGGTTTGAACCGAATGGTGCAGTTGTACCTGCAACCTTGATGTTCTTTACTAGAACGTGTGCGTCATAGTTTTCCACTGCTGTACCAACACGAATGAATAGAGTATATTCAATTGTATCTTTCTTGGGCTGGAACAAACGGTAGACAACAACATCACGCTTAATACCAACGATAAGATTTTGTGGGAAGGTCAAGTGAACATCACCGTGTAGACCTGAGGCACCGCTGTAATCTCCTGAACGAGTTTCATCCATTAATGGAACGTTGATAACTGGAATTCCAAAAGCGAATGGAGTAACAGTACCGGGACCACCATCGTTAGCAGCAACATCACCACGGATAACTCCTGAAGCAATGTCAAATGGGTTGACAGAACCGGCGGAAGCGGTGAGGTTGAACAAGTAATCTTGTGCAAGGTTAGAACCGACAAAGAATCTTAATTGATTTCTGCGTTGCTTGTACTTACGGGGTAATTGCTTAATAGCAGCATTAAATACTGTCTTATCAAGACCATAACCAGCAGCATCAACAACGTGTGCATTGTCAGAAGCAAGTTGACGGAAGCCCTTAAATGCTGAGAGAAGACCTGAACCGGAGCCAGTACCATTGATTAACACATCCTCAATGTCGTTACCGGCTTGAGTTGCCATAAGGCGTGCGATGTGATCCTCTAGATCTGGACCTTCGATATTGTCTTCTAGTGATTCAGCAGAAAGTTCCCAGTCAAGGCGCAACTTACGAGTTGTAAGAGAAACCTTTGAGAATGTGGCGGCTGCTTGTGTGAAGTTGGCTGAAGAAGATGATGCGTTAACATAGTCACGGGGATTATCTTCTGTAGCAACTGTCATAATACGTTGACCCACTGAAACGCGATCAATCTCAGTTGTGTTTGAACGCATACGGATAGTGCGTGCAGTCTTAGCGAGAATGGTAGCATCCCACATGTAGTCAAGGAAGCGGTTGGCCTGATCTGGATATAGAAGTCCATTACCAGATGGAACGGCAACACCGTTGTCTCCTGTGCTTGTGAATGTAGAACCAAGGTTTGATGTGTCGATAACCTTTTGTAGAAGTTCGTTGCTCATAATTTTTTTCACCTGCCTTTTTGTTTAAAGTTTTTAATATGAACAATATTTAATTGTGAGTTTATAGATTTTGTGCGCCGAGGAAGTGCCCTTGCCATATACTCTTTGTTATTTTTGTTTCATCTGTTACAGTATTTTCTACTGCACCAGACTTTTGCACTGCTGTATCACTTTCATAAGCGTCGATTCTCTTTTCTAGATTATCTAGGCGTTTAACAACATCAGCAACATTGTTTGTCAAGTCACTGTGCTTGCCACCAAAATCATCAATTGACTTTTTGATAGCATCTACAGCGGCATACATGTCGCTTACAGTTGCTGCATGATCAGCATAATTCTTTTCTATTGAAGCGGTAACATCTGTTTTGAGAGTGTCTACCATTTTAACAAAATCTAGTTCGTCTACAGGAACCTCAGAAACGGTTGCGGCTTTCTCAACGGAATCGCCGTCAACTGCTTCGGGGGCTTCAGCAAACTCTTCTACGATTTCAACCGGAGTAGCCTCTTCAACTTCATTAGTTGTTTCGTCTGCCATTTCTTTGTTCCCTCCTTTATTTAAAGTATTTTCTTCATCTCCATCAACATTTTTTGTTGTTGGAATTCCAGTTTTAACTTTTCCTTGATCTGGATATAAGTTTATTGTATCCTGACTTGTAACAGAATCAGAATCTTGAGTTGTTGCTGCATGATCTGGACCGGGTGCATCATCTTTTGCAAAATAAGAAGTGACAGCCTTCATTATGCTGTCACCTTTTTGTACATCTG